ATCCGTGATGTCGGATTCCGTATGGGTGTGGGAAGCCGCAGCAATCCCAGCCTCGGCCAATGTGTTGTTGATCCAGGCCGAACCATTCCACTTGAGCAGCTCCCCGGACGCAATCGAGGTAATCGTTACATCGGACAGATCGGAGACTGCTCCGTCCAAGTCAGTCAAATCATAGATTGTGCCTGACGCATTCTTGAAGGATGGCTTGCCCAAAGCATCGGCATACCAGACCCCGTATCCGGCTGCCGGGGTCGAAGGGGCGAGTCGGTAGGCCGTCGTCAAAGTATCAGCATCCAATACAGCGTTGCCGCCCAAGTCCAAATCCCCCGTCATGGGAACGGAACCATCAGCCATGAAATCTCCACCGCCTCCACCACCGCTAGGGAGATTGTCGATGTCGAATTTTCGCAACGCACCCCCGGACTCCACGCCCAGCAAGAAGTCGCCAGCGGCCGGGGATGCCTCCTCGGTCAGTCCGGTGACGATGTCCGCAACAATGTCGCCGGAATCAATCGCAAGGGACGTCAACTGTGAGTAGGCAACCGACAACGCCGCCTCGTGTTGAGTGACGCTGGACTCCGAAATGCGGGCGTCAGCGAATGTCCCTGACACCACCTCGCTCGCAGCATGACTGTGAGTGTGCGCCATCAACTGGAGGAGGGACGCTTTCTTGACGGTGTTGTCAGTGACGTCCTCAATCAAAACGAGATCCGAATCTGCCGTGGTTGGGATCGCCCCCGCGCCAGCAAAATCAACCTGGTCGGCAGCAATCGACAACGCAGCCTCATGCTGAGTGACGTTTGACTCCGCAATGCGGGCGTCAGCCATTGTGCCGGAAACGATCTCGCTCGCATCATGGGTATGAGAACTACTGGCGGCGCCAAGCGTGCTTCGCGCCGCCGAGGCAGTCCCGTCGTCAAGCAGTGTCGCCGCGAAGCCGGTCACATACGGAACGGCGCGAGTGTTCACCGAAATAATTCCCAAAGATGCGTGAGAGCGCAGAACCGTCGCCACCGCCTCCACTTGCGCAGAGCCTGTAGGCTTTGTCGATGTTAGGGCTCCAGCAGTCTCACTCACATAAAGGATGTCGCCCTCTGACCAAGAGGATGTGTCAATGTTCTCAACGAGTCCCTTGACGATCACCTCTCCTGTAGCGTTATTCGACAACGCTTCATTCATAATGCCCAATGCGGGCATTGTGGATGCAGACGATGCGTCAGCGAGGGAGACTAAAGTCTTTGACTGCCCGACCGACCACCCCGAGGTGTAAACGACATCGCCAGCACTCAGCGCAGACCCTGACTCGTTGCGCACCTGAATGTGAACAAAGTCTGCATGAACCGTGTTGGTGAAGTCGTCAATCGTCTTGTTGGTCAACGTCTGCGTGTCCGTCGTTCCAACAATAGTTCCACTTGGTGGAGTCGGACCATCCACAAGGTCACCGTTGGCGTCCCACTGAGACAAGTCCCCGCTGGTTCCAGCGGTGCCCGTAATCAGAGTTCCATCGCTGCCCGACTTTAGGCTGCTGGCAATCTCAGTGATGGCGTCAATTGAATCTGCCCCAAGTCGCGCAGGCGGGAGTGTCCCTGATGTAATATCTGTGGCGGCGTGTGTGTGCGAAGCCGGGGCAATCCCTGCCTCGGCCAGCGTGTTGTTCACCCAGCCGCTTCCATCCCAGACAAGGATCTCACCGGAGGCGATGGACGTGAGGGTGACATCGTTAATGTCTGACAGGTCGAGGTCCGAAACATCCGTCACCTTCTCCCAGCCCGTATCAGTCCCGTTGCCCGAAGACTTATGATAGAGAATGCTGTTGGTTGAGTCGTAGCAAAAGTCGCCGCGATCCGCAAAGCCTGTCACTACCGATTCGGGCGTTCCTGCGTTGGACTGAATCGTCGGGTAGTTGTCAATAACGACCATGGCCCTGCGGTCCAGGTCGTCCTCGATGTCCTGCGCATTGAACCGCGCATTGGCAACCCAGTCAGTGGGCTGAGTGTTGGGTGTGACCCTTAGAATCAGAACCGTGTTGCCATCAGTCGGCGCAGTCGTGAACGTCACAGTCCCGCCGTTTTCCTCCCCGGCCCCAGTTACGGTGTAATCGGTGGTGATGGTTTGCAACGTGCCCGCGTCGTAGACCTGTAGGTGTGCGTTCGCCAAGAATTTATGCGGGAACGAGAACTCGGTCGTTGACCCGTTGGCGATGTAACTTGCGTGTCTGTCTGTGTCTGTAAGGCTCATTGCTCTATCCTATTCAGATCCATTTGTCAAAATGGTCAAGAAGTTTCAGTTTTATTCGCTCGGGTTTCCAAACTCCCCAACGACTGGCAAGTCTATAAATTCCTGCCCTGCGTCATCCATTCTTGCTTTGTATCTCTTCTCCCACCCCGGCGAGAAGAACTCATTCATGTTGAACCAGATCAACTGGTCCATCAGTGGCTTGATGTAGAACAGGTTCGCAAATGGAGTGTTGTCCCTGGCGGCCTTGTACAATGAAGCCTGAGCCGCATCGACGTCTCCGTCATGGGCAATCGCCGAAACAGACGACGCTAGCGGGTCCACCAAGCCACCAACTGTTGGGCCAACAAACACGGATGAAGCCTTGCTCAAGTGATTGTCATACTCACGGAACAGGACATCTCCGAAAATGCCTAACCCGCCGCCCCTTGAGGCGGCGTCCAGCCAGGTCTTAACATTCTTTGGGTCTTTAGGCGTCTTGCCGCGCATGATGTCTTTAGCTGCTCCAGACAAGTAACCCGCGACTGTTGTCAGCCCTATCATCATCATCAGGTTATTTCTTGCGCTACCTCCCTTGGCGAGGAATTCTCCTACCCCTGCTGCACCCGACTTCTTGTAGGCGCGCCTGACAATCTTGTTGTAGACCGTGATTGGGTGCGTCTTGAACTGAAGCAGGACTCCAAGCATTCCAGCGAAGTAGTCGTCCGTATGCCTGTATCCCCTCATGATAAGCCGCTCCTCCATGCCTGGAGTCGGGACAGACTGCTCAAGCAGGTTGTCCATGTAGATGCGGGTCTTCAACTCAACATCGTTTGCCACCTTCTGGAGGTTGGCCGGAGTGTTCGTAAGCCCCCTCTCTTTGAGGACTGCTGAGTAGTCGCCGCTTCCAACGGTGTCGGCGGCAACCATCCTCGCCCCATCTTCGTTGATTTGCATTGCCGTGCGACGCATGGCGTCCCACTCAAGTTCCGTGATGCCCGCCTCGACCATGTCAGCCCGCATACCTCCGGGCAGCTTGCTGAAGTCAACCTTTGAGAACTCACCAAGCAGGGCGGCATGGGCGTTGTGCGCCGCTACCCGAATAGTGTCAGTCCACCACCCAAGTAGGTTGATCTTGAAGAAGGCATTGGTTATAGCCTTGAACATCTCATTTGCCCTACCCGCCCCGGTAACAGTAGACCCCCACCGCTCGGCAATTCCCATACTGAATGAGTCAGACATGACGCCATTAACCCGGGCCCAGGCTGCGCCTGAGCCCTTGCCCAATACAGCCTTAAAGGCGGAAGGGACTTCCTTGATGACCCTGACGGCCGCCTCAAGTCCCTTTCCCCACCCGCTGCCATCAGCGGACATGGTTGCCATAAGCTTTGCCGAACTTGTAAACAAGTCAGGCAGGGAGGCTGGAGCCGCCCCACCAAGCTTTGACACGGACTGCAACGTCTTGAGCCCGTTCATGTAGGTGTTAAAAGTGTTGGTTCCTTCGGACGCATTGGCTCCAGTCGCCTCGTTCCATGCTGCCTCGATCTGCCTGCCTTCGCGCCCCTTGAAGGCGTCAAGCTGCCTTGCTGAATCAGGCTTGTCTTTTACGAGAGCCATGAGCCCGCGAAGCCTTCGCTCAAAAGCCTCGCCGGGATTATGAGTGAACTCAGACATCAGTGCGATACTACGCGCCCGCGTCTCGATGTCGGCCATGATTGCCTGGGCCAAGAACTTGTGCCTCCCATACTTCTTGTTGTAGTTGAACCATGAGTCCGCGTCCTTGAAGTGAAGGACACGCTCCGCCCCAAGCTTTTTGGCAAGGCTGCCGTGCTGCCCAGCCTTCGGAAGGATGACACGGTCAACCTTTCCGTCGGCAAACTCGTCAACGCGGACCTTGTCAAAGAAGTTGTTGTAAAAATCCTCGTGGACAGAGTTCAGGAAGGCGTCTTCATCTGCGCCCTTGAAGGTTGCTTCAGAATCAATGCCTTCCAAAATGTCCTTCTTCCACAATCCCTGACTTGCCTCCTTTCCCCCTAGGGACCGGATGACCGTGTGATCGTGCGTCTGCGGCAGGATGTAGTCGGCTCGTATTTTAATGTCTGCCCCGTTCTCGTTCTGCTTGCCGACAAGGTCTCTCATTATGGAGTGAACCTCGGCAGCTATTCTCTTTGCAGCGTTGCTGCCGGATACGCCCGGGTTGCCCTTCTCCCCCATGGAGAGTTGCTGCATCTCGTTGGCTATCTCGCGCTCCAGCCTGTTGCTCTTGAAGTCTGCCCAAAGCCCCTTTTTGTGAAGCCTCGCCTCAAGCCTGCCTTGGTAAGCAGCAGTTAAGGCAACGAAGTGCCCCTCGACAGAGTTCCTGCCTCCCTGAACGTCTGCCTCTGTCCTCCCAAACTTGCCGATGGACGACAATAGGGCGTCAGCCTTGTTCTCAAACCCTTCAGCCCGCCTGAAGAAGTCCCGGTCGGAGGCAATCGCCTTCAACCTGCGGCGTTTGTCGATGACCTTCTTGGCTTCAAGCTTGTCAATGACATCGTTCATTGCCGCCTGAGCAGCTTCCAGCGAGGCAAACTTCGGCTCCACGCCTTCGCGCTTGTGGATCTGAGCTTCAATCTCACGAAGGATTTCCTCGGCCTGCTGCTTGGTGATCTTCTTGTCACCAGAGGCTTTTACGACCCTGTCTATGCAACGGTTTTTTGGCATGTCATCCTTTCCTCATGCAGAGCAATCCTTCCTCGATTGCCTTCGGCTCGTAGTCAAAGGAGTTGTCAAGGTAAGCCTGCTCAGATGCCGTAAGTTCCCCGTCCCGCTTGATGGTCGCCTCAATCTCTGTCGCGTCCTGCTGGTGGAACGTCGTATCCATTCCGCCCTCGCCCGCATCGGACTCCCTCGGGATGGGCTCCTGGCCCGGTTCGCTCTTGGAGAGCCCGCGCTCATCTATGAGTTCACGCAACCTATTCTGGTAGGTGTCCTCAATCAACTGCTGGGTGCGGGCATCATACTCGGTCTGGAGTCTGCGGACCTCAGCCTTGTAACGCTTGAGCCGTTCCTTCTCAACCCGCTTCTTAAATCTGCTTTTCTTGCCAGCATCCTGCCTCTTCAGGTCAGCAATGCGTCTCTTGTATTCCGCCCGCTCAATCCTGTCGGCTTTCGCTTGGATGCCTGCCTCAATCCGTGAGTCAAAGTCCAGACGGTCAGCAGAGATGCGTTGCATCATCTTCTTGGTCCGGTCTGGGAGGAGGTCAACGATTTCGTCAATTGCTTTGAGTTGAGCCGGAGTGAACTTCGGGGAAACCTCCCCAGTCTTGAACAAGCTTGGGATGTTCCTGGATGTCTCGTCAAGCTCAAGGAAAAACATGCGGGCAATGTTGTCGGCTGCCGACACATCTCCGCCCTTGGCTCTCTCCAGCAAAGCCTTGAGTGTTTTTGCCTGCTGCCCTTTGCCTCCGCGCTTTGCCGCAGACTCGCCTATCTGGATTGCCTGCTCCCTGGTGACGCGACCAAGGACGCCAATCGCCTCTACTCGCGCCCTGACCTTGGCTGCAATCTTCGCCTTGCGAGCCTCGACCGCATCCTTGGCTCCAAGGCGGGCTTCGTAAGCTTCCGACCTTAAAATGTCATTATACCAACGCCCTTCACCACCTACCGCAGCATAGATTTCAGCCTCCTGATCATCGACCGCCTTCTTGGCAAGCCTGCGGATCTCGGCCATGTCGCGCATCCTGCGTGCCTCGTCAGCCAGTATCTCCCCGGCGATAACGCCACGGTCAAGTTTGGCGATACCGGCAACGTCAACGTCTACGTCGTTCAGGAACTGGTCATGCGCAACGGCAGCCATCTCCCTCTTGGTGGGGGCCGTCAGCCTCTCAAACACGATGCCAGCTCCACGCAACCCGCCGCCGACTATGGCCGATCCAGCGACACCGATAAGGATGTCGTTGAATCCGTATTCTGCCTGCTGCTGCCTGTTGGCTATGTATATTGGGATTTCCGCAATCAGGCTGCCAACCGAAGCATCGACTGCTCCGCCGACCACCCTGGCGATGACGGACCTACCCTCCTCGAGCGAAAGGCGGTCGCGTTGGGCGATGAGCGGAGAGTTCTTTACTCGGACGACCGGGCGACCAAGTCCCCCGCCCATGCGGATTGTCTTAGCCCCGCGCTTGGTGCGCGAGGCGATGCCTGCCATGCGCCTGTATTTGGCCTGCCCTACGATAGGGACAAAGTTGAGACCAAAGTCTGTGAACGACATCTGGCTCCCGATGACTTGCCCCGCAAAGGCAGCCGACATGCCAGTGAAGCCTTTCGCATTCTGGAGGTAGAACATGCGGGCGTTCTCCAACTCCTTCCGCCTACGCATGAGTTGAGCCTGACCTTCCAAAACCGGCTCATTGAACTCTAGCCCCGGCATACTGTATCTCTCGTTGGCTTCGTCAGGAGAGAGAACATTGCCGCTGGCGACTCCCATCTCAACCATGCGCTGGACTGCGTTCTGCGCTTGGAGGAACTCACGCCCATACCCAACAGCAGCGTTAAACACGCTGGAAAGAGGGAGATCGTTGATCTCCCTTACCTGCCCCACATCCCTGCGGGAGTATGGTTTATAGGTGATCATCAGTAGAACGGGACGTTGTCAACGCCCGGAAGCGGAATTGATGGCCGGCGAATGTTGTCTATATCAGCCTTATGCTTGCCGGTGGTGGGCCAATTGGTCTTCCCTCCGCCAAATGGATTGTCAAAGTCGATGTAAAGCTTCTTACCTTTCTTGTCGCGCAAGTGGAATGAGTCACCGCCACGGAGTTCTTCCAACCGGAGATACACCCCGTGGCCGTCAGACTCCCAGCGGTAGTTTTCGACACCGTTCAGGAATGCCTCAACCGCCTCCATCTGGGAGGTGCCCTTGATGCTTACTGATCCGGCAAGCGTGTCTTCCCTGAGCCTTTGCTCAGGCAGTCCCGGCGCAATCCCTGCCGCGTCCACTACGGAATGGTCAAGGACCGATGTTGCAATGTCGAGGAATTCAATGACGTTGTCGATCTCGTCGTCCGTGCGCTTGCCTTCGGCGTTTCGCTGATCCCTGAACACAAGGATGGGCTCCTGATCATTTGCGTCCACCTCGGCAACGATGGCGTGATCATCGACAAGATACTGGTTAGCCAACTCAACCGCTTCGGAATGGGTGATGCTGGGATTGTTGCTGTTGAGTTGCAGGGCGAAACTTTCCACAAAACTAAGAATCCCGCTTTTCAAGTGCGCGCTACCACCGGCCATTACATGAGCAAAGGCGGCAAGTTCCGGGTCGTTGTCAACTTTCTCCCTCACCTTGGCACGGTCGTTTTGCTCAAATCCCTTTTCATTGCTGATAGCTTCCATGACCGTCTCGCGGATTCCGTGGGAATCCTTGTAGTTGTAAGCCATGAACATTCCCGAAGACATTCCCTCGTCAACCAACTGGTTGAACACACGGGGCCAATACTTGTCTCCGTGCCGGAACTCTATGTTGAGCAACTCGTTCAGTCCGTCCCGTGGTTTCATCGAGTTCAGGGCTGCGATGGACTGCTTGGCCTCGGAGTCAAGGAGCAGCTTGATGTCGTCGTCCGCAACCCCAAGCTCGCGCTGCATGTGAATCAGCCTGCCATCCAGGTCCTGGTAGGTGCTGTGCATCTGCGCGTTGATCGCAGGCTTCGCTTCGTCCGAGGCAACCTTGTATTGCTCCATCAAGCCCTCAAGCTCGATTATCTCAGCACGCAATTCGTCTGCCGTGTCAAAGATGTATCGCAACGGCTCCTTCTGGAACGAGTCTAACAGCCCGACTGCACCAATGCGGCTGTCCTCCACCCCTTGTGCGGCAATCTTGGCAACCTCGTTCTCCTTGTCGAGGGTGTCCCCCGCCTTCTCTACAATCTTGGCGAGTTCTGCCGGGGAGTTTTTTGCCATACGGAGCATGTGCCCCGCAGCCGCATAACGCTCTCGCTCCTTATCATAGGCAGCATACTTGTCCTTGTCCCCGCCAACCATGTCCATTGTGACAACCATCTTGCCTGAAGGCTCACCATCCCATGCCCGCGCAAGGTCGTCCTCGATGTTCTCGGCCAACGCTGCCGCGTCAATCTGGTTGTTTTTCTGAATGCTGCGGCCAATGGCTGCCTCAAGTTCCTCAACCCGGTTTGCGGGGAGATACTTGCTGTCCTTCAGCATATATGACGCCTCCTCGGGGAAGTCCGAGACTGCGGTCATCACAGCGTTATACTCATACTTTTCCATGTTGGAACGCTCGACCTCTGAGCCAAATGTCCGAAGGCTTTCGGCGTATGCTGGCCCAAGCCCGTAGTATGCCTCGCGAAGGGAGTCCAAGTCCTTCGTGATGGCGACTTTTGAGAGAGTTTTCTCGGCTGTCGTAATGATCTCACCGATCTTGCGACCTCTGGCAGCAGAGGCGATGACCGGAATCTTCTGGGCGTAAATCCTGCCCATGTTGACCTTAAAGTCATTCGACATCTCACCAAGGGTGTCGCTGTGCATCTTGACGGTGTTCTCAAACTCGTCAGTGAATTCAGCGACTCCCACATTGGGGTTCTCCGCCATGTAGACGCCCATCTTCTGGGACGCCTCAATCAGGGCCATATTGAATCGGAACTTGTCGTCCTTCTCCTTCTCTTCATCCGACTCAAGCTTGGCTTGGATTGCCTCCTCCCGTGCAAACATGGCAGCTTCGCGCTCCCGCGTCTTACGCGCACCCGCAACCGCAGCCAGCGCACCAGGAACCTGTGACAACCCCTGTGCCGCCCCAGCAAAGCTTGGAGCGAATGACGCTGCTGACGCCCTCGGCCCTGTTGATCCAGCCACCTGAAGCGGGGCTGCTGTGGATGTTCTTACGGGTGGCATATTATGGTGAGGCCCAATATTGTGATTGACTTACTCCGGGAGTTACATATGACCCGCCCGCGCTTGCTGCGCCTCGCGAAGATCCACCACTTCTACGAAAGCTTGGATTTGAAGCGATGCTCAACCCCTGGCTGACGCCGCCGAAAAATGTCCCGGCCGCGTTTAGGTAGGACGATGTCACTGCGTTGCGCCCCATCGCCTCCTGCAATCCAGCCTCGGCCTTGGAACGTCTTGCGCGAAGCTCCCCGCGATAGATGGCGTTCTGACGGTCAAGCTCATCCTGGACCGCAGAGTCAAACATCACATCCTCGGCAGAACCGGACAACTCGATCCCACTAGCCGCGAAGCGTGCCCGCCTAGTGGCGGCACGCAATCTGTTCCGCCGTGACAACTGGCGGGACTCAGACGCGGCCTGCTGCTGCGCCGCGATGGCATCATTGCGCGCAACGGCAGCGTTGAACTCGGCGGCGTCCTTCTGTGCAGCCCCAGACTGCACGGCAGAATAGACTCCAAGCCCGGTTGATACTGTAGAGGCTGCTATCGCCGCTACCCCTAATGCACCTAAAGCTGCCATGTCATCATGTGGTAATCGGTCGCGTCGGGACCGTATTTCTTTAGTGTCGATTCGTAGTCAAAGCCAAGCATCTTCGCCACCCGTTTGGCCTTCTTGTCGCTTGCATTGATTTCGGCGTGGACTCGATGTAGTCGCAGATCCTCGGCTGCATTGTGCAGCATCTCAAAGGCGGCATTCATCAGCGCGTGAGGGTGCTTCTTCGCAGCCGGAAACACTGTTAGCCAAGCAATGCCAACCCCTGTCCATACCTGCGTGATGCCGCCGATAGCCAGCATCGATCCGTTGCGCAGGGCGGCGTGTTTGCCGGGGGGGATGACAACGAGCCTGTCGGCAATCTCCTTCAAGAGCAATCCGCTCCGAAAGCAGTCCCGCACATGCTGAGTTGTCAATGCCTCAAGCGTTATCATTCCGAATTCTCCACCACCAAGACCATCGCAAGTATGTTCAGCGGGTGAGGCTGCTGCTGCTGAATCCAAACCTGACCCTCATAATCTAGGTCGTTGTCCAAATCGTCGTCGCCATAAATGTTAAACTCTTTCCACCCCGTGAAGAGGTTTGGAGCCTGATCCATGTCATCATCTTCTTCCCGGTAGTCGTGCTGAATTAGGTCCGACTCGCTTGCTCCGTAACGATGCCCAAGACTGTTAAGAACGTGTATGTATCCCTTTGGGACTCTCTTCACGCTCCCGCCAGAACTTCCCCAGTCGCCGCGTGGCGCAAGTGGCATACTCTTAACCTTACTGATAAATTGCAAACCTGCAATAACAGTCGTCCCTGTGTCATCCAGCGTGATTGCCCCGGACGACACGGTTTTGTCGCCCACATACTCCCCGTCAACCAAGACCTGCAAGGACTCACCTTCAAGGTGGTTAAGCCCGCGAACCGTAGTGGATGTTGCCGAGCCCGACAGCATGGAGTCCACAAACTTCATCTCGTCCTTGTCAGTGGCGGACGCAGGATTGAAGTCGGGCAGCAACTTCTCAATGTAGCGAACTGTCTTCGTGTTGATGGTGCGCTTCACCACCATCCAAATCTCATCTTCAGTCCCTGCGGACGACGGGATGGACGCGATAGACTCAACTACCCCAGTCCCGCCAATCTTCTGCCTTGACCACGCATAGATATCCTGGTCTGCCTCGTAGGTCAGGGTGATAAGGTCGCCAGTCTCAGTGAGTACCCACACTACGGAATTGGGGTTCTTCTGGTAACGCAGTCTGTTTGCCTGCGTTTGATCGCGAAGAATGTGCTCCGACGTGATGTTTAGGTCACGGCTCACAAAGCTGTCGGCCTCAAACGAGTAGCGCATGTCATGCACCTCACGCCCCGCCCGCTGGATGAACAGCACAGCCGAACCAACGCGCTGGGGCATGTGGCTTGCCAGTGTTCCATTGCTTGTCTGCGTCTTGACATCAACGTTGCTCGGAGTCAGCGGCTCATTGATCGTGCTCGCCGCACGCATCTGATACTCCCCGCTCAGTGTCCCGATCAGAAGGACCGGGCCGCTTTCTACCCACTTGATGGCGTTTACCTGGTTGCTCGCGATTGTGACGGTAATCGCGGAGTCGTCCAACACTGTCCCGTCTGGATCGGTTGGCTGGAAGTTGGCGTAGTCGTCTACTTTGCTACTCCACAGGGTGTCAGGGTTGTCGTTGGTGCTGGCAAACCACAGACGCTGCTGATGAAAAGAAACAACAGAAGGCCAACCAGTGGTGTCAGACCATGCACCAAGCCGCCAAAACACAGTTTCCCCATCGTTGAGAAGCTTGGTGTTGTTTTCTGGATCTTTCGGGATTTCTGTGTCTTCCGAAATTGAAACAGTAACGTGCGTTGAGTCGGTGTATGCAGTGATTTTGCAATCCACCCAATCAATTCCGTATTGCATTCTGACCCAGCGTCCAACGTCTGTGCTGGCGAATGTCCCAGATGACGCAATAAGAGTTGCAGTAATGCTCCTATTGGAAATCGTGCATCGGTCTTCTCCAATAGTGTAGCCAGACGCAAGAGTAATCGCAGTTACTCCGCCTGCCCGCGTTGATGATGAATCGTCTTCTTTTAAAAGGTCAATTCTCCACCACCCTGTTGATGAAGACGAAATATCATTTGCTCTGGCGTGCCGCCCAACGTCATCATAGTCAAAAACGTTAGAGTATGGCGACAACAAACGCGGTCCTCCAACTCCCCCATCATAACCTATGTAATAATAAGTTCCCGCTGGCTGCTCATACACTTTCTGCGGCTCAATTGTTACTTCAGTTCCGCTTGTGTATTCTGTAATTCTTCCGAGTTCCCACACTCCATTTCCGTTAGAATACTCAATATATTTGTCAACGTCCCCAGAGACGAAAATGTCATTGTTGCTAGTAACCGTGGCAGTATCCGACACCTTGCCCACGTCAGCAGTTCCTCCAGAGGTGTATGCGGTATAGCCAGTGGAGTCAATGCCGTCCAGTGAAAACGTGGTGGTTGAGACAACAGTGATCGTATAGCCTGCGTCATTTACCTCTGTCATGCCGCCGACATCGTATAACCTGACGATGTCTCCAGTTTCAAGGCCGTGTGCGGACGAAGTTGTGACAACCGCAGGATTGGCTTGAGTAATCCCGCTCACTGTCAAAAGTGTGGCAAGCCTAAACGACGTGTCCCCAGAGTTAATGCTGAGATACGGCCCCTTTTCGCCATCGAATGTAGACACTGTCCATGTGGTGTCGGCGGTTCGCGTGATCTTCCTCGGCTCGTAATCTGGGTGTGCAACATAGAGAACATCCGCACTCTGAGTGAAATACAGGTCGTCAAGATCGGCAGTCGCCCAAGGGGTTGTGAATTCGTAGACAAGGTCCGCGTCTCCACCAGACGAGTAGGCGGTGTGGCTAGTCGAATCTTCACCAAGAAGCTCAAAGGTGTTAGTCGTTTTGTTAGCAACCTCAAACCTGCGCCCGTTGAGTTCCGTCATCCCGACGATTCCGCTGATTACGACATGGTCCCCGTTGGACAGGCTGTGTCCAGTCGCAGTGACAACAGCAGGATTGGCCTGCGTCACTCCGCTGATGGTTTCATTCGTGGACGTGACAACCCCGCTCTGCTTGTAAACGCGGGCGTAGAGGTTGCCCAACTCAAGGATGTATGCCTGAGTCGTGGAGAACTCAAACTCAACCAATCTCACTTTTGCAGAACTTGAGTTCCAACCGACGATGTCAGTGTCCTTAGTTTCAAGGATCATCTGCGTCCCAGAGCGGCGAAACGCGCCGCCTTGCGGCTTGACGATGAAGTTCTCCAACTTCTCCGCGCCGTTGAAATACTTCTGGATGTCCTCGCGAGCGCGCAGCAGCGGCGAAAGCTCGCCTGCTGTGAAGTTTGTTTGGAGTGTGTGTGAGCGTCCCATTAGGTCAGGCCACGCACTGTGTCAACGCCGCCACTGCGGGCATCTTCCAGCGCAAAGCTGGTTGCGCTTAGTCCGGCAATCTGACCGGAGTCGGCGTGTCTCGCCTTCGCCAGGGCTTTTTCAAAGTCGTTCCAAAGGCGCTCCTTCTCCCTGCGCCCAGTGTTGCCCTGAATCAATGCCATGCACATCCACCAAGCGAGGTAGATTGCAAGTGCGTTCGCCGCCAATGGCGGAATGTCTGACACCGACACATCGTTCTGGATGTAGCGGATGTAGAGGGTGTCAGAGTTGGAAAGTATGGTGCGTCCCTCGATCTTGTAGTCGTCGTAGGGCTGCGTGCCCTGCCCCGGAGGAAACACGTAAATCGCATCTGATGGGAATGCGTGCTCGTAGGTGTAATTGTGGTCGGGCGTGTTTGCCGTAGGCGAGGTCGTTGTCCTGGTCGTGGCAAACGTCCACGGGTGCATACACAAAAACGCCTCAAGGCAAACGTCCCAGCCTGCGCGAACAGCGCGGCCAGAGGCAGTCTCAGCCTCGATCCGCGTAATGGTAGGAGCCCCGAGATTCATCAGGGCCAAATTGCTGATCGTGACTTGAGTTGCCATAGAAAAGCCCTGCCGGGGCTGTTATGCCCCGGCAGGGGATTGAGTGTTACGAAATGTCAACGTAACCGTCGATGTCCTTGTCGGAAGCAGGCGCGTTGGTGCTGGCGGTGTCCTCATGGGTCATCGTCAGGTAGCAGTCCTTCACCAACTCGTAGCCGGGATTGTCTTCCTGCAAGACGCCGAACTCAGCTTCGCCAGCGGCCGCAACAGCAACCTGCGCCGTGGTGAAGAAGTCGGGGTCATCGGAATTGGTCCCGTCGTACGTGCCGTCGCCGTCCGCTCCTTCAAGGCCGAAGTCAACGACCTGGTTGGAGCCAATCGCCTCAAAGAACAACTTTCCGCCCCAGATGCGCGTCCCTTTCGGGAGCAGCTTCAAGCGAATGGTGTCGAATTCAGCAATTGCGCCGGTCGGGTCATCGGTCGTGTTGTAGGTCCACGACTCGCGGCGAAGCGCGTCCGCACGATTCCGCTCCTGCGGCCCGTAATTCGGGGCGACAAAAGCGGCCAACTGTTCAGAATTGTAAGTAGCCATCTGTCAGTCCTTTCTCGTTTAGGATTCGGTGCACTGGATTTCCACGACCTTCTCCTCATACATGCGGGTCGCGCCGAAGGTGGCGCGTGCATACACTTGGATGGCGTTGCTCATGTCATTCCGAACGCTGATGTCCGTCTCGATGTCGATGCCGACACCCAAGAGCAGGCCGCTACGCGACCAGGCAATGCAGGAGCGGGTAGAGCCCGAAATGTCAATCAGCTCAGTCCGAATGAACGTGAAGCCGAGGAACGTATTCACTTCGCCCTGAACCAACGCCTTGACGGA